CCGGCCTCGTTGCTGCGTAAGACCATCACACGGACGCCTGTCTACGTTGTACGGCAGATGATCCGCGACCCGCTCAACGCGTGGATGACGACGGGCGGCGACCTGAAGCCGCTCAAAGTGGCGGCGAACGGTATTCGCAACATGTTCTCGACTAAGCTCAACAAAACGGAAGAAGCGTTGAGCAAGGCCGGCGTGGTCAGCAGCCATGTGTTCAGCAATGACCCAGAAGACATTGCGCGCATCCTTCAGCAAGTAACGGCGGGCGGTACTAATTGGAACACCGCCATGGCGAAGCTCGACGGCATGGCGATGAAGGCCGATGCACAGACGCGGGCGGCGGTATACGACAGCTTCCGCAACAAAGGCATGACGCACGTCGAGGCGCTGCTGAGCACGCTGGAGTCAATGAACTTCACGCGGCGAGGAACCTCCGCGTCGATGCTGTGGCTCTCGACCATCATCCCCTTCTTCAACGCGCAGGTGCAGGGTCTGGACATCTTCTATCGGTCGCTCGTCGGGGACGTGCCCTATGAGCAGAAGATGAACGCCCGGGCTAAGCTGCTGGAGCGCGGCGCGCTGATGGCCGGCCTGACGATGGCCTACGCTCTGCTGATGCAGGACGATGAGTCCTACAAGAACGCCACGCCGGAAGAGCGGGCCATGAACTGGTTCTTGCCGCTGCCCGGCGGCGAGTCGATCCGTGTGCCCATCCCGTTCGAGTTCGGCCTGCTCTTCAAGTCGCTGCCTGAGGCGCTCATCAACACAGCCTTCGGCGATACGCGGGTGTCGGAGGCAGTACGAGCGCTCGGTAAGCAGCTGACGATGTCCAGCCCGCTGGCGCTGCCAACGGCGATCAATCCGGTGGTCGAGCTTGCGGCCAACTACAGCTTCTTCACCGACCAGCCGATCCAGTCTGCGCGGGAGATGGGCCTTGAGCCCGGGGAGCGCTTCCGGCAGAACACGTCCGAGCTTGCCAAGCTCATCGGCGGAACGGCCAACGTCTCGCCCATCGCCATCGAGCATCTTGTGCGGGGCTACACCGGTTCGACGGGCATCCTCGCCATGTCGCTGCTCAACCCGCTGCTGCGGCCTTTCTCAGCCCAGCAGATGGGCGAGCGGCCCGAGCGCCTGCTCAGCGAAGTGCCGATGCTGGGCACGCTCATCCAGCCCGCGTCCGGGCGCGGGCTGCTCAACGCGGCTTTTGATGACATCAACCGCATCCAGCGCGCTGCGCAGACGTACAACGAGATGATGCAAGCAGGGCGGGTAGAGGACGCCGCCGCGTTCGCCAATCGCTTCTCGCGAGAACTGGCGCTCACTTCCACGGGCGGTGCCTTCCGGCAGCAGATGGGCGAGCTTGCCGATCAGAAGCGGCAGATCGCCGCCAGCCCTGATCTCAGCGGCGCGCAGAAGCGAGCGCAGATCGATGACATTCGGCAGATAGAGATCATGCTTTCCCGCCAGATACGCGACTTGGTCAACGCGTCCGAGTGAACAGCACGCCTAGCTTGCCGTCTTTGATGGCATACACTGTCGTGATGCGGTAGCGAAAGGGGAGCGCGGACAACAACCCGCGCTCCCTCACCCCTTTGAGGTCCAGACAGGGAACGAAAAGCGACTGCCCGACCTCAACGCGGTCCCACGGAAAGCGTACTTGATGCTTCATCGAGTTTGTCTTTCGGCACCGTCAAGTGCATCACTGACACGCGCATAGCCGGCCCATCGACTCGGGACAGCAAGTCTTTGCGTACACCGAAACGCACATGAAAGCCATCGTGATGCATGGCTTTGAGCCCTCTTTTCAAATCGGCAAAGCCGAAGCTCATCGCGGCGCAGTGCTGACGCAGTAGCTGCTCTTCAACAAAAAAGTCAACGAGGTGTTCATGCACCATGCCGTGTTCTACGCGGCCCATGATGTTGTTCCTCGTAGAAGTCTTCCCTGTTATATCCGCGCCGAGATCCGTCAACACACCGTCGCTGGTCCTGCGCACCACGACAAAGCGTCCGTGATGCTCGCGAATGAACGCGTTGAGCACGTCTTCCGCAGATCGTATTGCGCCCTTATACACGGCACGCGCGTTGTTCACCAACTCTTTGAGCGCCCCCAGCAAAGGCTTGAGCGGTACATCAAGCAGCTGCGCGAAGCGAGAGCCCAGAAGAACCGTGGCGGTAATGACGTTAGTGCACGCCGCGTGCCAGATCCGCTCTTCGTCCGTAAACTCGAAGTCGCGCCTAATGCGCACATGCACTTGACTCCAAAGCTCAGCGACCGTCTTGTAGTTCTGGACGCAGTAGCGAACCCACGCTTCGCCGGCCACGCCGTAGTTATTGCGCAGGTTCAGGAGGGTGCTGCGCTCCGCATCATCAAACTGAAGTTCTTTAACGGGCGTCCACTCAAGCATGCGCATAAGCTCGCCCTGCGATGAGTGCTTGCGACTGCCTGTGAGCAGGTCAGTCATGTGGACATTCGATGTCAGCGTGCAAGTAGAAGACCATGTACTGTTGTTCAGACGCTCCTTGTTGGCGCTTGACTCCATGCGCTCCTTGCCCTGTCCCTCCGCGAAGTCAAAGATGAAAGCCGGCGCCCACTCCGCGTCGTTGCGGGCCTTGGAGGTGATTTCGTCGCTGAGCAGCGGCAGGCTGTTCAGCAGGCCCGCGCGCTGCTGCATGGCCACGGGGCTCGTACCTTTGCTTGTGCGATAACGGATCGGATGCCCCCACACGCCTGCTTTAAGCGACAGCGTCAGCGACTTGCCTGTGCCCGAAGCGGTCGATCCGATATGCCAGACAAAGCCCTCATGGTTTGAGAAGTGCATCAGCGTGGAGCCGAAGCTGTCTATGCACAGCGCCAGCATGGTCCACATCTCGCGATCTATCAGCAGATTCCAAGGCCGACGCCAGTCCTCCACCGTGCCCCGGCTCTGCGTGATGCGGTTCAAGTTCTCCAATCCTGGCATTGGCACGATGGTCTCTGTGCCATCTGCGCGGAACACGCGGTTGTTGTACACGAAGCTGCGGTCACGTTGCCACCCAAACTGCACCGGCACGTCGAGCGGCTTGCGCATAGCGGACGCTTCATTGACGCAAGCGCGAACATAACTGAAGAGATGCACGTCCATCGCAGCGCCTCTTGACGCATAGATGTTGTGCGCGGCTAGGCACTTTAACAGATCGTCTCTGGCTACAACGGCCTTAGTCGGCATGATGATGGAGATGTGCTCTTTGCTCTTGCCATCAACCGTAGGCTTTATCGCCATCAAGTGCACGCGGTGTTCGCCGTCTTCCATTTTGAGAAGGTCTACAACAAACAAGTCGTGCGACAACACCTCTACTTTGGTTTTGATCGTTACGCCTGTCGAATCCGTTTCCTTGAGTTCGACGTACACACCCCCGCGCTCTCCGTACAGATAGCCGCGAGGGGGCGCCGGGATTTCCACTTTGCGCGTTTGCAACAGGCCCGGGCCGTCGTCCTCCTCATCATCGATGGGGTCAAGCGGGGTATCTTCCCTCAGCGTGTTGGTCGGGATAACGACCTGTCGCGCCTCGACGTGCGTCTGCACGTCACGGCCCAGCGCGAGCGCGTTGGTGATCGAGCCCCAGTGCGGGCACCCCGGGCACACGCCCGGGTTCTCGGAGTCCATCTTGGCGCACGGATAGGGGCCTTTGATCTCAGCCAGCTTGGCGTGCATCCGCTGCTCAGGGTACGGGTGCAGCGCTGTCAGCTTGCGCGTTGCTTCATCCGCGTCGGTGCACACCTTGGCCCATGACAGGAGCCCGCGCCAGAGCGGTTCCATGCCGTCTTCCTGCGCGTGTTCTTGGTAGTAGGCCAGCTGCCGGCATCCCTGCCCGCGCTCGCTCTTGAGCCAGATCGTTTCAAATGTCGAGGTGATGTTCCCCAGCAGCGCTTCCGCTGCTGCGCTACGCCGATGGGCCGCGCGCGTTGGCGCGGACCCCGCAAGCACCGCCACTTCGCTTGCAACGAAGTCGTTGCTCACGGGCGCGTAAGCCGCGCTGAGCTTGCTGCGCACGATGGCGCTGAAGCGCTTGAGGTCGACAGGCCCTGTGCCCTCGCGCAGCACCTTGACGGGGCGCGGTGTTTCGTACACGGCCTTGTAGTTGAAGGTGCCCGGTACGCGCAGGATGCGCGCAGCGTCAGCGGTGACCGTCATGTCGATCACAAACTTCTCTTGCAGGCACAGGCGCTTGAAGTTCTCCGCTACAGGCTTCCACGTCACGATGTCCGTGTCGTCTGCCAGCGGCCAATAGCAATGTAGCCCTCCACCGGAGGACACGATGTGGGGAAAGCCGAGTTCGTCCAGCCCTGTGTTCTCAAGAAACGCGTAAAGCGCCTCTCCCGCAGCGGCTTTTGTTTTGTACCCGTCAATGTCGATGAACAGCGCCTTGATTGCCTGCGCGTTCTTGACGGTGCGCCTTTCGCGTGAAAGCGTGGCTACGCTTGGGTCAAACGTAGAGAGTCCGAAGTAGATGTCGAACCGTTCTTGGTGCCAGCGCTTGATGTGCGGTACAAGTTCCTCAAGTGTAGGCTGAAACACATGCAGCTTTTTCGTGCCCTTTATCCCAACTGCGCAATACAGCCCGTTCCCGGGCGACGGCAGTACGTCGGCCATTAGCTCCAGAGCGCGCATTGTGTTTACCGTTCAGCATAGACCGTCACCTCACCCCGCCTGTTCAGCCTTTTTGCTGAAACTCTCGCAGACTGAATTCTGTGCATATTGCTCTCCAAGCGTCCTGTTGCGTTTTAGCAGCCTGCATGCAGCGCACGAGCCGCTCCACGGCTGCTTTGTTTCGGGGGGTTACGTCGTTGCCGTTCATCCAGTTGTACACCGTCTGACGCGTAGCGTGCGTGGCTTCGCAGAGCAGCGTGACCGGGATGTCGTGGTAGATGGCCCAGCGCCCGAGACGCACGCCCAAGCTCAAAGGCAGCGACTGTACCTTGTCGATGAAGTTCTGTCTGTACATGGGGTGTCGGGGCCCCGCGCACGGCGCGGCCCCTGCTCCTGTTACTCGTCGTCCCAGTCGGACAGAGCCTGCGCCAGTTCCGCTTTGGCGGGCGCAGCCGGCTTCGCTGCAGGCTTGCGCACCTCAGGCTCATCGGCATCGTCGTCTGCGGGCGCTGCAGCGGCCTTCTTCGCCTTGGGCGGGGGCGGCGGCGCATCCTCATCGTCTTCTACTGCGGGCGCGGGGGCCGGCGCCGCAGCGGCCTTCTTCGCCTTGGGCGGGGGCGGAGGCACGTCGTCTTCCACCTCAGGCTGCGGGGCCGGCGCAGGCGCCTTCTTGGCCTTGGGCGGGGCACCCTCCAGCTGCGCCGGCTGCGCCGGTTCCACGTTGTCGCGCTTGGCGACCGTCATGGTGACCGCCTTGGTCGCTTCCTCCGAGCCGGCCTGCGTCTCGATGGTGGCGTACTCATCGTCGGACAGCCAGCGCATCGCCTTGAAGACTAGCTTGGGGTTGTCCGCCTCAAGGTCGAACTTCATCCGGGTGACGACCGTCTCCGGGTTGATGCGCTGCGCGGCCAGCCAGCGGGCGTACTCTTGCAGCGGGCGCTTGTCGCCCTTGGCTTCGCCAAAGAGGCTGGTGGCGGGCAGCGCAAGCTGCATCACCGCGCCTTCCATGTCGTTGGCGAGCACCACTGCGATCCGCTGCTGGTAACGGCAGGCGCGGCTGTTGCCCTGCCCAGAGCCCGCGACGTTCTTCGGGCACGCCGCACAGGTAGCCGCCTGCGGGTGTTCCGCTTCAGGGCTCGGCGTGTTGCCGTCCGCCGACCAGCAATCGGGCGCAGCAGCGGCATCGGAATCGTAGTTCTTGGCGTACCAGACGCGACCGACCTTGGGCGCCGCCTTGATGATCACCACGTCGAGGTAGCGCTCCTCGATGTTGGCGATCTCTTTGCCATTGTCCAGCAGACGGAACACACCGTTGGCGATGGAGATGCGCTTGCCGCCTGCACCACCACCCGCGAGCGCTTTGGCGGTCTCAGAGAGTTCGGCTTTGCGGGCGAAAGCGGGCACCTGCGAGGGGTTGAATTGAACGACTGCGTTCATGCTTGTCTCACTTGGAAGGTTTACGGACAGAGATAACGTACTCCGAGTTGCTGTTCAACCCGGGCGGTACGAGGGTGGGGTTCGCTTCAAGGAATTGGGCCATGTTCTTCTGGCTGATACGTTTCTCCACTAGGTCGAGTGCGTCGTGCTGCAACATGAACTGCTTGAACGCGTCCCAGTCCTGCGCATGGAAACGCGTCTGGGTGCCGAGAATGACAGTGCCGTGCGCCGTGTTGGCGCTCTTGACGCCCATGGCCAGCAACCTGTCCTTGAGTTCGTTACGCACAGCATCGCGCTGCGCGGTCAGCTGCGCGACCTCTTTGTCGTATTCAGCCGTCAGTTCTTGGATGCGCCCCTGTATCTTGCGATACACACGGGCGAGCTTGTCCAGCGGCACTTCGTCCGCTTGCACTGCATCGGTCATTCTTCTCTCCTGAAGGGTCGGTAACGCCGACCGTTTTACAAGTCTAGTGTTTGTAAAGCGTTTGTCAAGCGGCGGTCTGTTGCTTTTTCGCCCTAGCCTCTTCCTCGAACATAGCGACCAGCAGTGAGTGGTCACTCACTTTGCCAGCGAGCGCTTTGAACAGTCGCTCCTCGACGGGGCTGCTCTGGATGTGGATCACGCGCACCTTCTCGGCGTCTTGCCCCTTGCGGTCCGCCCGGGCGATGCACTGCAGATACTGCTCGACGCTCAGCAGCGGCCCGTAGAACACCACCGTGTCGGCAGCGGTCAGGGTGATGCCGTGCGCCGTGGCCTGCGGCTGCATGACGAGCACGCGCGTGTCAGGATTGCGCTGGAAGTCGTCAATGATCTGCCCGCGCTTGGCCGCGTTCACGCCGCCGTGAATCTGCGCGTGCTTGACGTTGCACTTCTCCAGATGCCGCGATATCGTGTCAATGCTGGACAGATACAGCGCGAAGATGATGACCTTGCGGTCGGTCTCTTCGATGACCTCTTGCAGCACACTCAGGCGTGGCGAAGAGTCGAACTCGATGACTTCGCTGTTCTCGGAGTAGGCCGCACCGCAGCTGATCTGAAGGAGCTTGTTCAGCACAACGCCTGCGTTGGCGGCAGTGATGACTTCGCCCGCCGCCATGACCAGCATCTGCTCTTTGAGGATCTTGTAGTACTTGGCCTGCTGCACTGACATTGGCACGTTGCGTGTCTCTGTCATGACAGGGGGCAGATCGAGGCACTCCTTCTTCGTAAAGCGAATAGCCGGCTGGAGTACTTCATGCACCATGTCGCGAGCGTTGGGCTTAGGCACCCACTTGTACGTCGAGACCTTGTTCATGACCTTGTCGCGCCACCCGGTGAGCAGCGTTGGCACGCCGCGCGGGTTGACCAGCTTAGCCATGCCGAAGGCGTCTACAGGTGACTGTGACGCGGGCGTGCCCGTCATCATCCACAAGTACGTCTCAGGCCGCAGAACAGATGCCAGCGCTTTCCAACGGTCCGTGTATGGGTTTTTGTAAGCGTTGGCTTCGTCAACGATGACTAGGTCAAACCGTCCGTCATTGACTACTTCCTTGTTGATGATCTCCAGTCCGTCGTAGTTTGTGATGACTATCTCGTAGTCACTCTGGATCATCTCTACGCGGCGCGCGGCCTTGCGATGGTGGGCCACGATGGCGCTGCGGTGAATGACGCTGTTGCTGATGTCGGCCAGCCACGCGCTGTGCATGATCGACACGGGGCAGAGCACGAGCACCCTGCGCACATCGCCGCGCAGCATCAAGTAATCCGCCGCCCACAGAGCGCTGAGCGTCTTGCCCGTCCCCGGCTCGTTGAAGCAGAAGCCCCTGCGGTGCAGCGTCAGGAAGCTCGCCGTCTCCCGCTGGTGCGCCATGGGGGTGTAGCGCCCGGGCCAGTTGTAGGAGCGCATGATGGGGCTGGGCGCAGCCTTCACGCCGAGATTGCGCAGCACGCGCATCTCATCCAGACCCCACGCCACAGCCACCGTGTAGCCACCGTTGGGCAGGCGCTCAACTACCTTGGAGCGCGGGATGACGGTGTACTTCTCCGGCGTGCGCGTGCGGATCAGCACGGCACGGTTGTCAACGATCTCCATCTCAGCGCCCGTTGTCGGCGCGGTTGGCCTTACGGGCGCGTAGCCGCGTGTTGGCCATCGTGCTCTTGCCGCCGGCACGCAGCGGCTTTACGTGGTCGATGTCTTTGCCCGAGCGGTCGATGCCGGCCTTGTCGTACGCCCGTCGAGCGCGTTGGCGCTCGATCTGGTCTTCAGTCTCGCCGCTGGCCTTCTGCAGCGCGTACTTGTGTTTCCAATCACGCTTCTCAGGCATTACCTACTCCTGTGATGTTGAGGGTGATGTTCGCATGAATCGACGGGGCACCAGCCGCACAGCGGCGACTGCCGTGGGTTCCATACGTTGCTGCTCTCGCACGCTAGGATACACGCGGTTCGTTCACGGTACAGCTGCCAATGCTTGTCCGCTTCTTCGCGGTGCATCTTCATCTTCACTAGGTCTTTCTTGAGCGTGAAGATAAGCGCCGACATGACTTTGCGGATGTGGGGGAAATGGGCGAACACGAGCAGCGACATCAACACAAGCTGGTCCCTGTCGGGGTACTTGTTGCTGCCTGTCTTCCAGTCCCCAACCCATGCGGTCAGGTTGTCGTCGTCGACAACAAGAATGTCCGCTATCCCCCGCGCCCATGCATCAGGCGCAAACCAGTCACAGGGTTCGAGGCGCTCATTGACGGCCATCTGGTGCTCCGCCAGCTTGCGCCCGGGCTTTGACAGCATGGCGTCGGCCAGCGCTTGACAGTCTTGGTACGCCACCGGGAACGGTTTGCTCTCGGTGATGTAAAGCTCGATGGCTTTGTGGACCGCGTTGCCGTAGATAGTAGCGGGTGTGTCCTTGCGGGGGTACTTCTTGAGCACCCGCACTTCGTGGTAGCGCCGGGGACAGCCTTCAAAATCCTTGAGCGACGTGTGCGACCAATGCATTAGAACTCCGCAGTATCAATGGCTTGACTGAGCAGCTTGCTGAACTGCGTGACAAAGCGCTCGTCGTTGTTGAGGTTGCTGCCCATCTCGTGCAGAACCGCGTGGGTGATCTCGTGCCACAAGACCTCGTTGCGCTTGGCAGGCGGCAGCGGCTGGCCTGCGTGGGTCGTGTACAGCATGATGGTCTTGATCTGCGAGTAGCACTCGCCGTAGTAACGGCGATGCGACTTGGCAAGATGCAGCGTGTACCGCGACGTGCCAACGGTGATGTGGCGCGGGGTGGGGATGAGTTTGACTTCTTTGGTCATGGTGAAGCTCCTGTAGTTAGCCTTTTGCAAGGCCGTAACGTCGGTGTGCGCCGACTTCCGCTGCCAGAGGAACCCCCGGCATGTACTTTGGCTCTTGCACCATCATGGCAAGAATCCAATCTCTTGCTTCTGCCTTCTCGGCTTCTGGTACTACAACAATCTGTTCGTCGTGCACGGTTCCTACAATAGGATAGCGCGCAGCAGTACGAATCATGCCGTCCGTCATCACGATACGGGCCAGCCCTTGCGTGATGTTGTTGGTAATTTTCCCAGCGTACAGCTTAGTTTCATCTGCGCCGTACACCCACTCTGTGGTGACTCGGTTCTTCTTGCGTACCTTACGCGACTTGAGCCCGGGGTATCGGATGCTCATGCCGTTGGGGAACACGATCTGTTCTTTCCTGAACAGCAGGCACTTGTGCTGATACTCCTGCCCGCCGTACAGCGATTTCTCCAGCAGCTGCGTGCATAGCTCCCACAGCCCCACTACAGGATGCGCCGTTGCACGGTAAATGTCAATGATCTTTTTCGCTGCCACGCAGTGGATGAGAAGCTCCTGAGCCGTACATGTGTGCGGGATCTCCGCCATCGCTGTTACGTTGTCCTCCCAGTCTACGAAGCGCTCGATGTAGTCACGCGTTACACCCAGCTTTTTGGCGAAGTCTTTGTCGTATCGAACCGGCGGAGCGCCCAGAAAACCAACCAGCAGCTGCGCAGCGAACGATGCCCATCCTAGACCGTAGCCCGCACCCAGCAGCGCTGACTTCGCACTTTGCCGAAGATCGGGGTGCGTCTCTTTCGTCATGCCCGGTATGCCAAACATCTGCGCACCAAACATGGCGTAGGCGTCTTGCTTGGACCTGAAGATGTCCAGCATCTCGTCGTAGTCGGCTAGCCACCCCAGCACACGGGGCTCGATCTGCGACAGGTCGCCGACCACAAGCACGTTGCCTTCAGGAGCCATGATCGCCTTGCGCAGGAACGAACCGCGCTTGAGGTTCTGCATGTTGATGGCGCTGCCCTTGGAGGCAGTCCATCGGCCCGTAATGGCCCCGTAGTACGAGAGCGGCACGGGCAGTCTGCCGCGTTCCGAAATCTCCATGAAGCGCTGGGCGCGCGTCCGCTCGGTGGTGGACTTCACCCGCAGGCGCGTCTCGCAGAGCAGCGCCACGTCGCCGTTGTCGCCATTGAGCAGCGCTTGGAACATCGCGTCGTTCTTGGCGAAGGCGAACGTCTTGCCCGTCGGGTTCGGGTTTGTCGGCGTCGGTCGCTTCTTCTTCATGGGCGGCTCGACGCCCATACGCCGCAGCAACTCCGCGAACTTCGGGTTGCTAGCCAGCGCTTCCTCCGGCACACCCAGCATAGCCAGCAGCGCCTCGCGGCTTTCCTTCTCCTCCATCAACGCGTCACTGAGCATGTCCGGGTCAAGCTCCAGCAACGGGCGTGTGTACATCTTCAACGTGATGTCGATCAGGCGAAGCTCGCTCTTGGGGAAGTTCTCCGCCAGACGCTTGTAGATTTCTTCGCAAAGAAAGACATCGTGCTTGCAGTACTCTGCAAGTTCTTTCTCCTCTTCCAGCATCAGCACGCCCATTTTACCGTCAGTGGTGTGCACTGCTTTGCCCTTAGGGGGCAGTCCGAATTCTTCAGCCAGCTTGGCTAAGCTGTTGCCTACCTCTATTCCTCGAAGCGCCCGGGCCATGGACAGCGTGTCGAGAATGAACGCAGGCTCGTGTCCGTAAACCCAAGTCAGCACAGACACATCGAACTGTGCGTTGTGACAGAGCACGGCAGTCGTGCTCCAATCAATCTCGTCAAACACCCTGCGCAGATGAGTGTAGCCCACCCAGCGCGGGGGCTCATCCGAGCCTAGCCAATGCAGCCCAACGCCCCAAGCGCCGAAGCGTTTATCCCGTATGTACTCCTCCGTGGTCATGCGGCGGATCGTGTATCCGTTCTTCGAGTCCCACTTGGTCTCAAAGTCGAGTGTCAGAATCTGTTTGAAAGGAGCACCCATGTTGTTCACCTTTAATGTGCGGTCATCTTTTGTTCGTCCATCATCGCCATGCCGTACGCTTGTGTCGCGGCTCGAAGCATCGCCAGCGCCGCCGCCCCGTCCGTGTGGTGGAGTGGTCTGACGTGCAGTTGCTCCTCCTCGATTTCGTGCAGCATGAACAGCGCTAGCACTTTCGAGTCGTCTGACTGAAGGTAGCAATTCACCAGCTGACGCAGTATCAACTGGAACTCCTGAAGCGCCTCGGGCTGCATGCGCAGCGTCTGGTGCACCAGCGCCAGCAGGTGCACATCCTCCATTCTCTTTTCTTCTTCGGATTGCATCGAGCACCTCTTCCAATTCGTGGAGATTGTCTTCATTGATTACCAAAGACACGCCGCCTGCAGCAGCGATGTCATCAAGCGCTTTTCTTTGTAGCGCTGTCGTGGTGCCCTTGCCTGCTTTGGCTTCTACTGCAACGAAGAAGCCGAGATAGCATATCAGAAAATCAGGTGTGCCTGACTTGCCGTACCCTGTACCTATGGGCATGGCGTAATAGGCTGCGTGCTTTGTCAGCACGTCGCGAATACGCCGCTTTACTTTAGCTTCTGGTGTAGCAGCCATGTGTGTAGGTTCGGGGGAGATGCAGATTCCGCGCCCCCGATTCGCGGTTCAGGTGGTAGCTAGCTGCAAAGCGACGTAGGCTAACTAGCTACCGCGACGAGCGTTCAGATCTGCAAGCCCCCGCAGCGCCGCGCTCTCACCATGCCTACCGGTGTTCTGGTTGAGTTGATTCGCTGGGCGCTGTCTCCAGTTCAATCAACTTCTCAATGTAGTGTTTGGCTTTTCGGAGATCGTCAATACCTCCTTTGTGCTGCCAACGCGAAAGGTACTTGACAGCATTCCCGTCAAAGAACCCTAATCCCCAGTCGTTAATTACGTCCCACGTCTGGTACTTGAATTGTTTGTAGTGACCGCCAGCAACCTGTATATCATTCGCGCTCATCATTCTGCTCCTTGCGCATCTCTTGCGCGTAATACCTCAACTCGACTGTCCGCGCCGCCGCACGCAGGCGGCTGACGCTGGTGGCTTTCATGACCTCGATGGCAATCGCCACGAAGGTCTCGATCTCGGCGCGCTCGTCGTCGCCCCAGCCGATCAGGCCGGCCACCGCAGCCTGCAGGCGCTC